TCAGGAAAGCCTTTAACATATCCTGTTGCTTTAGCTTTTACAGCCTGTTTAAAGCTAGTTCTAATACCTCCTAGGCTGGCACAATACCTAGCTTTAGGATAAGCAAACTGCAAGTATTTAACTACGCTTTTTTGTACTTCTTCTTCTTGGTTTCTCAATTACTTTAAGTTTTGAAGATTTACATTCTTTAATGCTTTTACTTAACTCAACATAATTCTTTTCAATTATTGTTTCTAATATATCTGTATCAACTTCTAAGTCAGATATATCATCAGCATTTTCTCTAATCCTGAAGTTTAAATAAACACAGTAAAGTAAAATAACTATACATAATAAAGTTTCCATATCGTTTTGTTTTAATAAGATGTTTCTCCATATTGACCCTCAATATAGATGTTTTGAAATTTTATATCCAAATCCTTTTTTTTAGCTTTTGTATCTCTTTTAATTCTTGCTATCAGTCCTTCGTCTTTTTTTATCATTTCCAAATCATTAGTCAGCACAAAGGTATCAATTTTTCCATAACGAAACGCTCTAGCTGAACCTCTGTTGCGGTATCCATAGTCTATAATAACCCTATATATAGGTTTACCCATTTCGTTTTTCTTTTTCTATCTCTAATACCTCTATCAACTCTTCTTTAGTGTGAAGCTTTCTTGCTTTATTGCCATAAATTTTAGCGTTTTCCCTGCTATACTCATCAGGATTATAAACAAGCTTAACTTCCCTAACAAAATCTTTTGAGTCGTATTTAACTATCCATCTAGAATCGCTACAATGCTTATGTCTTTTTAAATGATGTAAGTAGCTCATTTTATTTTTGTTTTATTTCTTCTATTTTCTCTAGCTCAAACTCCAAATGTGCTATTGCTTTTTTGATACACTCTATTGGTTTTGCGTGCTTCTTTTCTGCTCTCAAAAGATAGGTAACAGCGGTTCCTATATTATAGTTTAAGTCAAATCCTGAAACTACTTTTCTAGCTTCATAACCATTGTTGCCCATGTAGTAATGAGGAACTCTATTATCTCTACTCATTTGTATCTGTTTTAGTGTAGTATTTTCTTCTTAATCCTATTTTCATTTCCCTCTCAATAATTTTTTTAGAAAGGCCGCCCTCCTCTTCAGATGCTTTTAAATAGTAATCTGCTATAACAAAAAATACATTCAGGTTAAAATCTAAAGCCCTTCTCAAGGTTTTTATTTTTTCTTTATAATTCAAAGATAGATAATAATTTTTAGTAAGCTTCGTATCCATCATCTTCATATCCGTTATAATGCTTTTCGTATTCACAATCTTTTAGTTTAGCTTTTTTAAGCTCATAAAAATAAAGCCTTCTAAATTTATCCAGCTCTTTTAGAGTGGCTTTACTTTCTTGTGCTACAGTATAAAGAGTGCAAATAGCTCCAATAATAAACCCTAAAGCTAGGCACAAAGATATACAAAGCAAAGGCTCAAATATATTAGTGTATGACATCTTTTTAAAGTTCTTTTGTTAATAATTCTATTCTTTTTTCTCTCTCCTCAAAGCTTAATCCTTCCCAATCTTCAGGCTTTATTATACCATGTGTAGAGAAAATAATAAGCTCTTTATACGCCAGCTTTTCTTTTCTAGTTTGATTGGTTAGCTCTCCCATATAGAGCCACATTTTCATTAGATTTATTGGGTCTGTTTTGTGTTTTTCCATTTTTATACAATTAAGTTAATAGTTTAGGTTCAGGTCGGTATCCTATAACATCAGAAGGTTTAGCTCCCTCGTTTTCAACCTTGTTTCTAGCTTCCCATATTACAGCTCTCCATTTTTTTATCCAAACATAATATGTCTTTACATTAAGCACAAACAAATCTGTATCTCTAACACCTTTTCTGAAAGCCATTTGAATGTCCTCAAACATTAAATTCTTAAAGTCAGCGTACAAATCTTCACAAAGAGATTGAGCTAGGATAACTATATCCTGCTCGCTCTTTGATTGACCTAATTCTACAAAAGTCTTGCTAACTAAATCAACACACTTTAATGTTAGTTCTTTTTTGTTTTCTTGTTTTATGTATTTCATTATTGATTCTGTATTATATCTCTAGCTTTCTGCCACGAATTTAGTTGAGACTCAACCTTACTGCCTTTATTATTCGGTCTAGCAGTTTCATAGGTATTTTTCTCCCAATTTCTAATTGCCGCCTTCCAATCTTTCATAGGATTTTTCCCAACTTTCCATCCGTTGCTTTCGTAAAAGTCAAAGAACTTTTGTATATCAACTTTGTTTTGTCTTTCTACGCAATAAATCTCTAGTTCGTCTAGTGAAGGCTTTTTAAACCTTTTTAGTTTAACTGGATTCTTTATCTCTCCATCAAATCCAGCAACATCAACAGGGCTTATACCTTCTATATTATACACATCGTGCTTGTCTAAAAGCTTAATTACAGCTTGATGAGGTCTTGAGTTTTCGTTAAGTGTTCCGTACTGAAAGTCTATGAACTTTGGTATAAACCATTTATTACCATCATCAAATATTTTTATTTGACTTTCAAAAACTTTAGCCGCTTCTGTAGGGTTTATTTTGCTTCCTATCCTTATAGAAGCGACTTCAAAGTCAGTATCCCATATTCCTGCGTGGTTGCAATCATCTAATATGTATAGCCATAATAGTTTAAACTTTGCAGGCAGGTTTCTAATAAAACCTTTTTTCCATTTGTCTGTATCTGTAAATCTCTTTGCCATATCTATTTATTTTTTTGATAGTTAATTAAATATTGGTTGACTATTTGCTTGTGCTTGATTGAGCCATCATAGTTGTCAGATATATCTTCATAATCTATTTCCATTTGATTAGGGTCTTTTAGCTCTTCTGTTGTTGTTAACTGAATATCGCTGCAACAATCAGGACAAAATCTCCAATCTTCTTTATCTGTACTCCATTTACTTGGTTTTAAGTTTTTACACCCGCAATAATAACAACACTCAACCCCATCCTCATCGTGAATTACTTCTGAATCTCCGTACCAATAATCTCTATTGGCTCCATAAAAATCTCCATACTCGTAATCTGCATATCCAAAAATAAATTTATTTTCGTATTTATTACAATCTAATTCTTTAACTAGGTTAATCATCATATTCAAGCAATTATTAGCGTCATCAAATATAACAACCTCATCGTCTGAATGTGGAGAGTAGTATCCGCAACTCATATTTGCTACACAAACACCAACACCATTCTCTGCTAATTGCCCTACATCTGTAATGGCTCCTGAAGTTTCTTTATATCCATGATGCGCAAGTATAGGAGCTATAGCATTGCTAAATTCATCACTAAAAAGCCTTCCTGATATGTTGTTTACAAAATCAGTATTACCTCTTCTGTCGCCCTGTAAACAATATCCAACATCCTTAAACCATTCCATGTCTGCATTTCGGCTTCCTATACAACCAATTTCCTCTGAATGAAAAAAGGCACATTTGATTTTATCAAACTTCATTAGCATTTGTAATGCTAGCCACACTCCCACTTTATCGTCCCCACCAACACCTACCTGTGTTCCTGTTTCAGAGTTAAAAGCGAACAAACACCCGTCATCATCAAAAACCTTATAGTGTTTATGTATGTCGTGTACTGTGTCTGTGTGAGCTACTATACATGGATATATTTTAGAGCTACCTTTAGTTATGTATATATTGTTTTTGTTTATCACTACTTCTGCATTAGGAACATTAGCTTTGCAAAATTCATAAATATAAGTAATCATATCATATTCATTACCACTTGTGGTTTGAATTGATAAAGTCTCAATAAGTAATTGTTTTCTATTCATACGCGTTTTCTTTTAGTTAGTTAATAGTTAGTTAGAAAAGAAATGGGAGGGCATTTTACCCTATCCTGCCAAGCATGAGGTTTATTCTCGGGCGAAACTCCTCAATTAAGGGTATTTTTAACCCTACAAGTAGATACCGAACCTCCCAAATCTATATAAGTGGCTCAAGAATTAACCTGACCTTTGTACTTCCACTTAATTCTATACAAAGATACGAAATATATTTGAATTGACCAAATTATTTAGCACTTTATTTAAAATAATTTAGAAGAGAGAAGGAAAATAGTAATCTTTCAAAGTATAACTGCTGGTTAATAATTAATGATTACAACCTCCCCTCTCCTAAATGTTTTTAGAATGGCAAATCTTCATCCTCTACATTATCAGCTTTAACTTCTTTTGGCGGCTCATAAGTATTTTCGTAAGCGTAATGAGTTGCTCCTTTTTCAGAAGGCTCTCTCCTTTCTGCTATCGTTATGTTACACCATCCTTTTTTTGCTATTTTTTGCAAGTCATCTACTTTAAAACTTGCGTTAAATAAATCTCCATATTGAGTAGTAACTTTTTTTATACTACTTGCTACATAATTTTTTTCTGACATTTTATTCATTTTTGGTTATTAAATTTTGTGCTTGGTTTTGAACTAAAGAATCTATTTGTTTTTGTATTTTATTTTTCATTTTTTCCAAATGTTTTAATTCGTCCATAAAATACTCAATACTATTCTTATCTACTAAAGTTTTCTTAATTTTATTGTAATTATCATCGTACCCTTTATAAAGCTCGCTATAAGTATTGTGCATCTTTACCGCGTGCATAACAGTAGCGTGATGAGTGTTTGCCATCTTTCCAATAGTTTGTAAGGGGAGACCGAAAATATTCCTTAATAAAGCGCAGTACACCCTTCTAGCTTCAATAATTTCAATCTTTCTAGATTTAGATGTTACTATATACCACTCTAAATCATACAATCTCTCTATCTCTCCTTTAATTCTTTTGTTTCTTTCATCGGTAAACGCTAATGACTTAATCCTTATCTTATTCTGTCCCATTGTATTACATTTTCTTTATAATCAGTTTCTCCTTCCACTTTAAAATTATCTTTAAGGTCTATTTCTATAATATCAATAACATCTTTAACTTCTACATTTAAAAATTTAGCTAACCTTAACATATGATAATACCTTATTAGATAAGGGTAGTCTAAATACCTTTCAATAGTAGAGCCTTTAATGTTTAGTATCCTGCCAAACTTTTGTTTTGATATTCCTTTTATTCTAAGAATAGCCTCCAACTCATTTCTTGAGTTTCTTACTTTTTCATAATCATTTTTCATTTTAATAATATTTTGGTTTAACAATAATTTTTCTTAATGAATTAATAGGTACTAAAAATTTCCTCTGCTTGTTATTATAAAACTTTCTTACATCTTTCTCTGTTAGCACACTCATAATATCATCTTCTACAATCTCTCCTATCATTTGACTAGCATTTGAATTGAAAACAATGTAGGTAAATGGTTTGCTGTGATGTTTATGTATCTCAACTATCAAAGACTCCATTTTTTCGCATTTGTTCGTATTGGTCTTTCGGGTCTCTTTTGATTTCATTCTCTTTTAAATATTTTAATATTTCTTCTGCTTCTATTTCTGAAAGCTCATTTATATTTAACAATATATTTTCTTTGTCTGAGCTAGGTAAAGAAGTGTAGGGAAGGATGCTCTCAATATAATTAAGCTGCCAATGTTCTGCTTCTTTTGGCTTGCCGTTAACAACATCCTCCATCCACTCTTCATGTTCATTATTAGTCATCTACAATCTCATCTTGACCAAATACTCCTTGCTCATAAAAACCAGCAATCTTCAACACAACTCTGCTCATAGCTCTCTTTTCTGCCATAGCTACAGGGAACTTTTTACCACCTCCCATTAAATTACTATCAGAAGCTTCTCCAAAACTCATCATGTTTCTAACATCTGATTCTCTGTGTCCTGTTTTCATTGTTGCTGTTGCTCTCATAACAACCCAATCAGTTTGCATAACGATAGGTTCG